GGGTTGAAAATCCCACCTAAAAATATACAAATAGTTAAGACAAATAAAAAAGGCACTTAACTATGAAACAAACTTATTTCAAAATACCTGGATGGTTTAACTATTCAGAGACTTACGATCATATTGTTGATTTAATACCAGATGATGGGAAGATAGTAGAGATAGGATCTTTTCTTGGTAGATCTACACATTACTTAGCGACATCTTTATTTAATGCAAACAAATTTAACGTAAAAATATATTGCATTGATACTTTTTCTGGATCTTCTGAACACGCTTCCTTAAAATTACCTAAAGATTTTTTATTTATGTTTAAAGAAAATCTTAAATTTTTTATAGGCAGAGATATGGTCATACCATGTCAAGGTAGATCAGACAGTAAAGAAATCTTAGATAAATTTGAAAATGGATCAATAGATTACATAATGGTTGATGGCGCTCATGAGTATGAGGCAGTTATAGATGATATAGAAAATTGGTGGCCAAAACTTAAAGATGATGGTGTTATGTTTGGAGATGACTATGAATTAGAGGCTGTTAAACAAGCTGTATCTTTAACATTACCTAAAGTAAAAGCACCCTCGTTTACAGTTAATCAAAGTAAAGAACAAACTTGGTACTCTGCAAAAGACGGAAATCAATTGAGATTAGAAAAAATGTGTCCTGGTCTTAACTGTTTAACATGAGCACCAGAGCACTATACGAGTATCAAAAACAATTAAAATTATATTCTCAACAACTTTTTGATGCATTTACACAAGGGGTTGAAAATTTTGAAGAATATAAGTATATTCAAGGTAAATTACATATGTTAAACATATGCCAACAGGAGCTTTCTCGCCTGCTGGACGAAGAGGAGAAAATTGATGACTAAAACATTATATGTGCCTGATCACATTATGGAAAAATACAACAATCCTAATGAGGGTGTTAAGGCAGATAGAACAGAATTACAAAAATTACCAAAGCCAGTCGGATGGCGTATATTGGTATTACCATTTAAAGCAAAGCAACAAACAAAAGGTGGAGTCCTACTTACTGATAAAACTATTGAGGATTCACAATTGACAGCATCAGTCGCTCTTGTATTAGATACAGGTGCCGATGCATATAAAGATAAAGAAAAGTTTCCTAATGGACCTTGGTGTAAACAAGGTGATTGGGTCGTGTTTGGCAGATACGCAGGATCAAGACTAAAGATTGAAGGAGGAGAGGTCAGGTTATTAAATGATGATGAAATACTCGGAACCGTTGAAACACCTGAAGACGTATTAACAATAATATAACATGGGAGGTTAACCATGCAAACAGAACTTAAAACTGTAAAAGATGAAAAGCTCGTAGATCTAGATATATCAGGCGAAGGAGCGGAAATCGAATTAGAAGACAAGTCTCACGGTGCAGTAAAACCTGACAAATATGAAGAAATAAAAACAGAAGAAAAAGATCCTTTAAAACCTGATGTTGAAGTTCAAGAACAATCTGAGGAAATGGATCAATATTCTGATAAAGTAAAAAAACGTATTGATAAACTTACATTCAAAGTTAGAGAGGCTGAGAGAGAAAGAGAAGCAGCCTTACAATATGCACAAAGTGTTCAACAGCAATTAAATGAAAGTAAAAAGAAAACTTATGACATTGATAAAGGTTATATGTCTGAGAGTGAAGTTAGAAACAAAATGGCATCTGACCTTGCTAAAGAAAATTTAATTAGAGCAAGAGAGGCTGGGGATTACACAAAAGAAGAAGAGGCTAGACAAGCGCTGACAAAATTAGATTTAGAAGCGGAAAGAATACGTGTCACAAAGCAGAAAAAAGAACAAGAATATGAGGCTTTTCAAAAAGAAATGGAATCTCAACCTCAAGCTCAAATTCCACAGCAAAATCTAAGACAACCCTCTCAAAAAGCTCTTGATTGGGCAGCAGAGAATACTTGGTTTCAAAAAGATCAAGATATGACCGACTATGCACAAAGAATACACCGTGGATTAGTAGCGGAAGGATTTGACACAGAATCAGATAACTATTACAATGAGCTTACTCAAAGAGTAAAATTAAAGTTTCCTGAATCTTTCGAAGATTCAGATCAGACAACTAGAAGCGCTAAAATCGCCCAACCAGTCGCTTCTGCAAATAGGTCTGCAACCACAGGGCGCAAATCTGTTAGGTTAAGTCCTAGTCAGGTAAAAATAGCTAATAAGCTTGGAGTCCCTCTAAGTGAATATGCTAAGTACGTATAGGAGGTACACATGACAGATAAAAAAACACCAAGAAGTGCACAAACAAGGGCAACTGAGGAACGAAGAAAACCTTGGAAGCCACCGTCTCAATTAGACGCACCACCATGTCCTGATGGATATAGGCAAAGATGGCTTCGACATCGTGTCAATGGCATGGATGATACTAAAAACATCAATGCTAGACTCAGAGAAGGCTGGGAGTTAGTGAGAGCTGACGAACATGATAAAAGTCTTTACTCTGCATATAACGGAAGCATCAAAGCTTATGAGGGTGTCATCAG